TGAACTTTTATATTACCAGGTTCATATAAATAATAATCATTGAGAGAAATATATTCAACTTTTTCTTGATTACATATTTTGATATAATCTTTCTCTCTTTCTTTGGAAAATGGACTATAGTCTTTATTACTAGCTAAATAATTAATATCAAATTTATTTATTAATTTTTTTACCTCAGATTTACTATTTCCATATAAAACAATAAGTTTTCCACCTTTAGATTCAATATCATTTTCTAATTCTTTTAAAGATTCAATCATAAATTGTATAGAATTATCACTCTTATATTTATTTGCATTAGTTACTTGTTGAGGTGTAAATATGAAACATGTATAAATATTTTTACAATGTTTATTAAGTTCAAGGAGAGAAATATTGTCTACAATGCGAAAATCTCTATGAAAAATAAATAACCCATTCATTATAATTATATTTGATAAATAATATAATTATAATATTTAAATTATATTATTAAAATAAATAAAAATACAATTAAATATGTTCAAATAAATTATACCAAATACCACCTACAAAATTAATTTCATTTTTAAAGTAAAAAATACTAGATGGATTATCGAACTCTAAATCAAAAAATTTAAAAGAAATATTGTTAAATAATGGAACAATAATTTTGTTATTGATGAGAGAGCTATCGTAATATAGTTTATCATAAATTCCATTCATATAAAAAATCTTATCTGTAAAAAGAACAATATCATTACTTAATTTATTAAAGTTATGGGTTGTTTCAACATCAAAATTCATATTTAATTTTATATTTGCCGAATGAGCAAAACCATGTATATAATGTTGGTATTTATCGTAAATAAAAGAAATATTATCTGGTAATTTAAAAATATTAACTGGGTCCATAGAGAGATAGTTAGAACAGTAATCCATGATAACAGTTCCAATATTTTTTTTTGAATCAGTAACATAAGTATTAATTTCACATCTAGTTACTTCATCTTGTGTAATTGTATTAAATATAGGACTTGAACAATTATAAATATTAACACTTAAATAATAATCCTTATTTTCATCTTGTAGTGTATTACTAAATATAGGAAGTAGATTATTACTTCTACTATCTAAAATATTTTTAATATAAGTATATTGTTCAAAATTTAGACGATAATTAATATATGTGCTAAATGGTTTGATAACAACAGGAGCATGAAATATATTGTTATTTATAGGATTATATGTTACACTTGGAATTCCAGTTAACATAGCTGAATAAAATAATTTCAATAAATTATTATGAAAAAACATTTGTAATTTTATAATTTATTTGTCTTGAACTATTTAAATATATTTTAAATAAGTAATTTATAATAATGAGAATTACCTTAATGTTAATGTTAATAACATTAGTAGAAGGTTTTGTAGTAAATACTCCAATCCGAACATATAAAAAATTTATAGATAATAATGTAGTAAAAGTTTTTGAACCATATAATATTGAAAAAAACCAAACATCATGTATAATATTTTACACAGGAGCAAATAGTTTAATTCCAGGTGAAATTTACAGCGATTTTATAAATAAATTAGCTAGTAAAAATTTTTCTGTTCATGTATCTCCTAATAATCAAGAATTATCAGAAGATTTAGTATATCAATTAACAGATGAATATAGAGAAGTTATTCCAGTAACACATTCATCAGGATGTATTAATGCAATTAAAAATTGTAATAAAAATAGAGGAATTAAAAAAGCAATATTTATGGATCCAGTTGATAATAGAGAATTATTAAATACCTTTGGAGGTTATTTTAATCCATTATCATTTATGAATAAAAAGGGGGAAAAAGCAGAAAAACTAAAATATATGGATAATATTCTATTTTTAAATGCGAAAAAATCATATGAATGGAAATTATATCCATTTACAGTGCCTTTTATACCTGGGTTTGCTTTAAAAGAAGAAGAAATTGTAAATGTAGATAGTAATATTATAAAAATTGAAGCCAATGATTTTGGACATTCAGATATTTTAGATAATTTATGGAGTGATTTAATGCATGGAACAATAAGCAAAGGTTATGAAACAAGGGATGAAGAAAAATTATCAGAATATAGATCATGGTTAGCAAGTATGATTTATGATTTTGTATTAAATGAGAATATTGATGATGAAAATATTGTAGAAGATATTAATTATAAATATTTAAATTAGTATATTTATCTCTCTATATTTAATTATAAATTTTTGCTATAATTAAATAAGATTATATGTTATAAGTATGTATTATAAAAATTTTGCTGAAATGTATAAATTAAAATCTTTCTATAATGATAAAAATTGTTGTGAGAGAGAATATAATAAAAATAAGTGTTATAAAGTAAATCAACCAACAGCATCTTATGATAACTTTTATAAAAAAATTCAAATAATAAATTGTAAAAATTATTGTAAAAATAATTGTATTTTTAAAATAAATTATAGTAAATAATAATGAAATTTTTGCTCATATGTTTTATCAAATTTTGGATGTAATAATATTTCTTCTTTAGTATAAATATAATCTGTATCTATTTTAAATTTATCTCTAACTAATTTACCTCTACCATAATAAGTGGTAATTTTTTTTGGATAACTATTTTTTGTTGAAAGATTAAATTGTTGTTTTATAAAATTTAATGTGTTTTCATAATCATCTCGTAAATCTTCATATTTAATTAGTATATAATTTTTAGCTAATAAAGGTAATTTATCATGTAAAAATTCTAATTTAACTTTTCTTAATTCAAAAATATTTTTATATCTTTCTTTTGTAAAAATATTTCTATCTTGTGTAATTTCATTATTACCATCTTGAGACCAAAACTCTTCGTTTAAAAATTTATCTTTATTATTTCGAATATTTTTATTTACAAAATATGGATATTTATAAAATGAATTTATCCATGTATATGGATGTCTAACAATTCCAATATATAATATATTATCTTCTTTAGGTAATTCTTTTTGACCAAAAAAATGTTTATTAACTTGATGTTGGTGTATTTGAATATTAAAATTTTCTAATAATGCTTGTTCTAAAAAATTTGTTCCACTACATCTTTCTCCAAAAATACAAAAATGTTGTATTGGAGTATTATTTTTTGTAACTATAGGATGATATTTGTTTTCCATATATAATATTTTATTATAATTATTATATATTTATTATAATTATTATATAATTATTATATATTTTTATAAATTTATATTAATATGTTATATTTACAGTATTGTTTATATTGAATGATAATGGAAGAAAAAATAACCCCAAATTTTGAAGTAGATAAATATCATTAATTATTAAATTATTATGATAATTTTCATTTGTAAATATTAATAAAGAGGATATTATAATTGAAATATAACTAATTATTATAGCATTTTTAATTCCAAATTTAATAGGAATTGTAAATATAGAATTATTAAAATCTTCTTCTATATCTTTTATATCTATTAGATTACTTGAAGCAAATAACGTTAAAAAACAAGGTAAATATATTTCAGGATGTAGAACTATATTATAATTATTTTCATATAAAACACAAGGAATTATTATAGATGATACTGTCCAAAGAATACCTATATATATTGGTTTCAATAAACTATAGTTTAATTTAAAATCTTTATAAAAAAATGTAGATAATAATAAAGCAATAAAAGGATATGTTTTTTCATTGCTTAATAATACATCAATATCATAAAAAAAAGCAATAATTATTGTATTTATTATAAATAGTTCATTATTTTGAATAAAATTATATAAATTATATTTATCATAATTAGTATTATTATAATTAGGGCTTGTTATATTATTAATTTCATATGAATCAATCAATCTATCAAAACCATAAGAAAAATATGCTGTTGTAAATTGAAATAATATTGTTCTAAGATTCATGATATTTGTATTATAAAATAAACGGGTAAACACAAATTGAAAAATATTTAAAGGAATACCTATTTCTAGTCCAGGAAAAGGATGTAATATAGGTTTAGAATTATTATTAGTATTCATTAATAGTAAATTACTACTAGTTCGCATTGCGCTACTAATTATGGGTTTATATAAAACAGGTTTGAAAGTATTATAATTGATAAACATATAAATTATAATACTTATACTTTTTTAAATCATAATAAGCAATTAACAATATCATAATATAAATCTAATATTTTACCACCCATAGCATCACCATTCATAGTTTGTTCGATTAACCATAAAATAATTTGTTTTTTATGAGCTATATCAATAAAATTTATATCTAATATATTGTGAATTAAATATTCATTTGCTTTTAATATATAATGACCAGTGAAATCTGCGTTTGGTAAACTAGATGTGGCAGTTTTAATTATTTGGTCTCCATATTCATCTTTTAAAGGAACAACATATTTTTCTAAATATTCAGGACATTGTTTTATAGGTTTTTCTACAATAGGATTTTGAAGGAAGTTAATATTAAAACCAGAAGCAAAAAAGAGCGACGAA